GTCGAGAATAGGTTAACCACTTGATTTTTCCAGAGGTGGTGCTAAAAACGATACAACCAATAGGCGTTAACGTCGCCCGAGACGCCTTGTTGCGCGGTGTGGACCGCGGGATTGTTATAGCCATTCCTTGCCTCCCACATGACCTGACATGCGAGGAACGTAATAGCCGACGTTAACGGCCGCTGTTTATGCATTGCAGCGAAGCACACTATAGCCGGTGATAACGGCCGCTGTTTAACATGAACAGCGAAGTACACTATAGCCGGTGTTATCGGCCGCTGTTTATACATTGCAGCGAAGTACCCGTCCCGTCATACGGCAACAAACCTAATGGTAGCATTCACTGCCAACCCTCCACCTGTGCCGGACATGGCTACGGACGCACTAATCGTGTCAGTGCCATTGCAAACTACATATGCACTCTGGTTCATGAACACATCACTAATTCCGGCAGCCAAAAGCGCTTCGAAAGTCGGTGAATCTATCCCGCCGAGTTGTGCTCCGTTCCTATTCAAGGTTAACTGAGCGCTCAAAGTAGTGGCACTGCCGTTAATAAACTGACAGCCACAATCAACTAGGTAGTTGCCTGTGGGGGGCGTGAATATTCCTCCACTGAGGGTAATATTCAACCCGTTGTTATTGATGCCACCGACCGTCAATGTGCCCCCAAAGTTGATCAGTGTTGCCACTGTTGAAGTTATTGTTTGTGGTGCGTTACCGCTACCAAAGAAAGACACCTGATTATTTATAGGACCTGCCTGCATCTGCGATAGTACTGGCTTTTGGAAATAGCCACGGTACCTAACATGCAATTCGCCTATCTTAGTGGTGCCGTCGGCAGTGCCAGCCGCGGCAAAATTTAAGAGCCCAACATCATATGTCTTGATGTCTGCCCCACCTGGCAGGTTCCCAGGACGGACATACTTAGGTCCGTTGTTGAACGCTTCTCTGCAATCAACTTTCAAGCAGAAATCCTCGCAGGGCATGCCATCAGCATGAGGATCAACATCCAAAATCTGCGCTTTAACGGTAGGGGGTGCATCGGCGGCATCATAATCAAACCCCAACAGGACTTTGCCCACGGTTCCGGCCGTGGCAAACTGTGACACCTCGTGCTTGTAGTAGAACTCAAGCTGAGTGAACACATACTTCTCAAACCTGGGTGCCATCAAAGACAGCCAGGGGAAAGTCAACCCTTGTCCAGGGTTGATGCTCAATTGTACCGCTTGGGCGGCACCAACCACTCCATTCAGCGTGCCTCCAAAGGTGGTGCTGCCGATGACGTCCCCTATAAACTCATCTTGTTCAAAGGTACAATTCTTCATCCGACGCAACCCATCAGGTATCCTCCTGTCGCTGTAAGCACCAGTAGCACGCGTTCCTGGCGCACCAGCACTGGAGCTTCTCCTCCCACGTCCCCGCCGCTTCCCA